CATCTGTTTCATGACTTCCAAATCTTCGGTTAAAAGTTCTTTAATGTTGATTGGTAATTCTCTATAAATTCCTATCATTCCCGTGTTCACGTGATTTGCTAATTCGAACCAGCACTGGCTTCTTAGGTTCTTGTAATTGTCTAGTCCTTCTTCATCTGTGCTTTGTTTCTCTTTTTTTAATGGGGCCGCGTTTGCTACGAACGACACAATCTCTGGCATTTCTTTCTTCAGTCCAAATCCAACACCTATCGAATCCACCAAACAACAACTTCTCGGTATCTTTCTACTGGTCAGTATTTCGTCTAGTTCTGTGCTGCTTAGCCCTTCTTGATATTGTAAGAACTCGGTAATAAATAACCCATCCCAAATCGACACCATACAGCTATCACGGCCGAATCCGCTTTGGTCCACTATACAATACTTCTTTCCTCGTCTGGCTTCATTGGTGAATAAGTCTATAATCGCATCATAATCGAATATCTTTGTTGGGTCGTCATTGTACTCCCAATTACCGTTTAGTAATCTCTCCCGGTTCTTCTTGTCTAGCTTTTTTAGGTTCTCGATATAATGCACTGAGATGAATGGGTTGTCATAAACACTAGCATGCACGTATGCCTTAAATGGTTCGAGTTCATCGTCTCGCCATCGCTTATAAAAATCTCTATAAATAAATGTCTTACAAGGATTACTACCCATTGCTATCTTTGGAATCAGTCCAAACTCATCCAATTTGAATCTAACTCGGGACCTTATGATTTGATATGCCTGTTCGCCTATGTCCCCCATCTCATCAATAAATCCATCAGTATACTCAGTTGAACCTAGACTAACAAAATCAGGATCACTAGGATAAAAAAACAGATCCTTCAAATATTCTTCACTTCCGTTAGAAAATGTAATAACCCCTGTTTGGGCGTTGTATTTAAAATCTAGCCCCATCCTAAGTCCTAGTAATCCGCACACCTCGAAAAATGTTAATAGTGTACTTGCTTTTAGGTCTTTAAGTCTGGCCCTGGCCAAAAATCCTCTACTTCCTTTGTATTTTAATCTTCTTAGGATTTGCCATAAACACCCAGTGAACGATTTTGCGCCACCTGCCGCGCCCCCTAGAAATACTTCGGTGTGTTCATGGTCTTCAAGCGCAATAAACATATCATGCTGCTTTGGGCTGATTGTTAAGTTTTTCACTTTTGATTTCCTCCTCAGACTTCACAATTAGATTAAATGTGTGTGGTCTTTCTTCTCCGGAGTGTTCGATTTCTTGTTTTTGTCCCCATCCTTTGGACTTTCCTTTCTTAGAGTTTGTTAGGATCCACTTGCTATCATCTATGTCCTTGTGAATCATTACTGACATTGCCACGTTGTCTTCTGCCCACTCGATTAACCTGTCGGCCTCTTCATTGAGTTCTTTCCGCATGTCTGGGTTCCTTGTTAAGAACATTGAAATTGCTGAACGTCCTACTTCCATCTTCTCGGCGATTCTGGACTGGTTTCCGCCTGAGTTGACCAGTGCTTCTCTGAAGTTTGCTTTTGTTATTCTTGCCATTTTTGTTCACAATGTTCACTTCTACGCCTAGAAGTTAAGATTGAACCTCCTGTTTTAGGTCTGAATCGGTTAATTCTGGACCCTTTTCACCCAGTTGGGCCTCTATTAGTGGAAATAACTCCCGAAATAGGTCGCCTGGTATCTCTGAACGTTCCTTGTTGCCTGACAGTCCTTGGGTTCCTGTTTTGGATCCTCTTGGTGCTTCTTCATGGTGGCAGTGCTTTGGCTCTTTTCCTTGCATCTGTTCTTTTGTGAAGTTGTGGCATATCTTTGGGGTCCATCCTTTGAGGTTTGTCCATACGTCTGTTGGTTTTGCTCGGGTGTCACCATATTGACAGTACCATATTGTGTTTCTGCAATCTGTTGGTAGGAACCATCGGGCCCTGGCTCTTGGATTTTCGATAAAAAATATTTTGTTCCTTGCCTTGCATCTCTCAGCGATCGCCCAACATATATCCAGTAGTCGTTTGCCCAGAACTGCTTGTTCTGTTTTGTGTTTATGGTCTTCTGTCCAGTGTGTGCTTCCGGCTGCTAGGCTGAACGTTGTGCATGGTGGTGACATCCAAATGACATCCGCTTCTTCGATTATTTGATTTATCTCTGGGGTAAGTTTCCATAGCATATTAAAACTGATATCATTCTTGAATCGCCTGTTGTTATCTATGCAGATTGTTGTGTGTTCACGTTCTCTTGCGACTTTACTGAATGACTGTGTTCCCGAGAAAAATTCGACTGTTTTCACTTTATTCCACTTCCTCTATTTTTATTGCCTCTTTTCCTGTGTAATTCTCCCAACGCTCGATTATATGGCTGCAAAAGTCTGGGTCTAGCTCTATTGTGTAACAAACACGTTTTCTCTCCTCACAAGCCATCAGTGTGCTTCCTGAGCCCCCAAATGGGTCAAGCACTGCCTGTCCTTTCTTTGTGCTGTTGAGTATTGCTCTCTGGGCTAGTTTTGTTGGTTTTTGGGTTGGGTGTATGTATTCTTTTGTTGAGTCCTTTTTGATTTCCCATAATGTGCTCGCTTCTTTGATTTTGTTGACAAATTTTTTGAGTTCCTCGTGTGTCATGGTTTCTGGGTCGATCTTGTTTAGGGTTGTCTTGTTGCATCTGGTTCCGAAATATTCCGGGTTTTCATTTGACCGGCTGCAGTAGAACATTGGTTCGTGACACCAGTGATAGTGTGAGTGTCCTAGGATGTGATGCTTGGCCCAGATTAATTGTTGTTTTACTTGGAACCCTGCTTTGTTCAATGCCTTCTCGAATATGATTTGATTGCTCGATGCGTGGAACACGTACATTGCTCCGCACTTGATTAAGTGTTGGTTAAGCTGCAGAAAACATCCGTATAATAAATCATAGAGTTCGTCTCCTCTTAGGTCATCGCCTTCAATGATATCCCAACTCCTTCCGTTCGGGTTGTTTGTTCCTGAGTAGCTCACTCCGTATGGTGGGTCGGTAAACACACATTGGATTTCCACGTTCTTTGGTATCAGTTTCAGATAGGTTGCCTCTTTTGTTGAGTCTCCGCAGATAATCCTATGATCTCCTAATTTGTAAACGTCCCCTAATTCTATCTTGTATTTTGGTTCTTTGTTTCCCATGCTGAACTTTTCTTTTGGATCCACAATCTTGTCTATCTCTGCTTCCGAGAAACCTGTAAATTCTAAGGTTTTTAGGCTTCCGAATTCTACTTTCAATAAATCTAGGTCCCACTTGGCGAACTCTGTGGATTTGTTATCCATGATTCTGAATGCTTTCACTTGGTCCTCTGTGAGGTCCTTTGCTCTGATTACTGGTACTTCTTTCATCTTTAGTTTTTTTGCTGCTCTGAGTCTTGTGTGGCCTGCGATGATTTCGTTCTTTTCATCTAGGATCACCGGATTCTTAAACCCGAACTCCTTTATTGATTTTTCCACGATGTCCACTGCCTTGTCATTGTTCCTGGGGTTGTTCTTGTACGGAACTATATCTTCTACCGGAACATATTCGATTTGTAGCTTATCTGCCATTACTTCCGTTCCTCGATTTTAGCTGTTGGTGCGATTTCTCTTATCACATCGATTCCTTGCATTCTGTTTCGTCTGGACTTATATCCTTCGCTTGTGCATACAACCTTTCCGTTATTTGCCACTAGATTAAATCGGTACTCGCCCTTCTTGTCTTTGAATAATTCAAATTTTGCCATAGGTTTCCTCCGGGTTGATTTAGATTCTCTTAGTATTCCCATGTTTTCTACTCTTGGGATTAAGTCCTTGAGTTTTGGACAATGTATCATTTCTACTGGTTTAAATTCAATTCCGAATAGCATCTTGATTCGGTCCAATAAATTTGGCTTTGAGTATGATATTCCTTTCGCAATCTCTAGTACCCTTCTGTCAATATAAACGCCAAAAGTGGTTTTACCTTTCATAGTTTACTCCTGGACTTTATGTATAAAAGTCTTGTTGCATCTTCAATCACTTTTTTGTACTGCCTTTCGTAGATTGGGATTAATAATGGGCTCATCTCACATTGTTCGAGTTGTTGTACGAAGTGTCTTGGTGAGTATAAAAATTCGAATGTTTTAATCTGCTTGATTGT